CACGGGATTCATAAAGCCGGTGGTAAAGATTATTATGAAGTATCGTTACACAATATAATTGGTGTCCCATTAGGGACGAAATACTTTTTATCTGTATCAGAAGTAGATGACCATGAATCTACGTTAAATAGGTTCTAAATATTAACCCATTCACCATTAACATAGGCCATTAGTTGGTGTTCCTCAGTATTAAACATAACTTCACCTTCCCTAGGTTCGTAAGTTAAAGACCCCCCAACGTTAAGATTATTTACATAAGTTGTATTAGTAGCGTCCTCAGGAACAGTTATCCCCGTACCTAAAACAATGTTATTCTCACCACCAATAACATTAAACACATTATCACCTGTTGTGTTAGTAACAGTAAACGTACTAGTAGTGTTATAACCTATAAAACCGTTATCGACACCCCAATCAACTGAAATGGCGTCACCACCCAATATATAATGACCGGCAGTACCGTTTAACCACTCTAATACTTGTTCGGGTCCACCATTCTCAAAATCGTGTCGTTTTAATCCATTCTTAATCATAGGGTTAATATAATTATGGCAATAAAAAAGGGAACCCTTTTGGGGCTCCCGTAGTAAAGATTTCACCTCTACCCATATGGTTTCTTACTCTCTAATCCCTTTAGCTCTCGCCGCTGATTGATTAGTTTCCTCTCCTTCGAGTTTGTCGTTGATGATTTTCATGATTCCCTCACCTACAGAAGTAGTTACCTTCATTAAGTCCATGATACTCAATTGGTGGTCCTGACAATCCCAAGCCGTTAAACCGTCTCTCTTAGACTTATCCATGTGGAATGCCACTTTAGATAGTTTGTTGTTTCGTGCCTCACGGTCACTCACAGTCTTATCGATTAGGTATACTAACACACCATTATCAGTGTATTGTTTGAAATACTTTTTGAAGTTTTGGTCATCACTAGCCACACACCATTTTGTAGCTTTCCCATACATGTTGGAAGAACGTGTAGTAAGTGGGAAAAGGACTAACCACTTTTCGTCTTCATGGAGAACAACAGTCTCATTTTTCTTAACCTCAGAACGGGTTACCTTTTCTTTCGCCAACTTCACAGCCTCAATGATGTCACCGTTAGACTCGTAGGAGTAAATGTCTTTATTGTCGAGAAGATTTCTTTCGGATAAATCTTCAAAATCCTTAATCACTTCAAACATCTGTTTGAACGTCTCATTCTTCAACTCAGTGTGAATCCATTCAACCCATTCAGCAGTTTGTTTAATCATGAATGGTAAATACTTATTTGTCCCTGAAGGGTCATTACCGGCCAATACTTCGATAATGTCAATAAGATAATCAGGATTCTGAGCTTTCAAATCTTTTTTTCTAGCCATACTTTTTAAATTAATTTTTATTGGTGAAACCTATTGTTTTCAAATTCTATTTCAAAATTATAAAAAAATATCGAAGCAGTCAAACAAAATCTTATTTTTCTACTTCGATAGTCTTAGTTATGATTTCTGTTTTCATAATTACGAATATAGGGATTTTTTATTCAATAACCTAATATTTATATAAAAAAGAATTCATATGAAGAAGAAAGTAATCAAACTTAATGAGAATGACATAGAAAGATTAGTTGGTAAGATTATCAATGAACAAGATGGTTCGATAACTGACCAATTGGATGACGTTATTGACGCTATTAGAGTTGTTCAAAGAGAATATGAGGAGTTTGCTAATTCTATCACAGGAGTAGGTTATATGGACGAAATTGATGGTATCGCTAAAGACATTAACAAACTAGAAGGTAAGTTAATGGATGTTAAATCTAAAACTCATGAAATGAGAAAGAAGAAAGAAAGTGATTCTAAACAAAAACAAATGGCTGAAAGAAAGAAGATGCATAACGACAGAAAGAAGAAAGCCCAAGAGGGTGGACGTAATTATTCCTACTAATGAGACCAAGAGATAAAAGACAAAATATGATGGAAGCTAACAAGAGATTGTTAGGTGAATCATTCCACGATGTTGACGGGACTCCAATAGGTGTTAATTCTAAACACGAACCTATCACAGAAACTCACACTGATACAGACGAGGGTAAAATGAGTTACATTAAATCAGCTTTAAAGAACCTTAGTTCTGAAGACTTAAACAAGGTGTATCTACAAGTAGAGAAACTAGACCCTGAATACGATGAGAAGTAATAAAAAACAACATATATTAGAATCTAACTTAAGATTAGAAAAACGTTACCTATCCGAAAGAATGTCGGAAGAGGAAGAGCTGGATTATCTATTAGAGGAAGTTAAAAAAGACTTTAAAAACTCTATAGGTAATAATCTTAACGAAGGTTTGACTATGTTGGCTATTGGTACCGCTTTATCGGGTGGTAAACTAATGGATTTATTAGCTTCAGGATTGAAAAAACTAACTGATTGGGCCGTTAAGAAAGGTATCCTATCAAAAGACGGGAAAGCCTATAATACGGCAGACAAAGCACAAGGTTGGTTAAAGAAGTATGGCGAAAAATGGTCTAAGAAGATTATGTCATTTTTCAAATGGGTAGCAGGTGGTATTGTTGACGCATTCATAAACAACAAAAACTTCGATAAAAGTAGGAGAGATGAGATAGCTGATAGATTGGGTATGGTACTATTCTATATGACTATCGGTGTCCTAGGTTATCAAGCTCTATCACATTTCGGTGATGTGGGAGCTGTCAAACAAATTTTAACAGCAGTAAAGAACTACGAATTGGTGATAGCTGGTTTCGCTATAGTAATGTGGTTCGCTAATGACGATGTTAAAAAACATTCTTTAAGAGATACTGTTCACACACTAGAACAATGTGTTGAGGGACAGGCATCCAGTCTAGTTAAGAATGGTAATTTCAGAAATAAAATGGTTGAGTGTACTTTAGAGAATTTGGGTAGTCATTAACACCAATCTTTCTCAGACACTATTTCGAATTGGAAGACCTTCTCGTAGGTTCTAACTTCCTGACCAGATTCAATTTTAACTTCTAGGTAATAATCGTTCGGTATAAACCATGACGTATCCATTAAGAAGAAATTCCCATCAGGAGTTCTATTAACTTCTTGCCAATCAATATAATCTAATTGAGTTTCACCCTCTTTGATGTATATTCTGTAATATACTTTATCTAAGGCTTTAGATTGGTCTATTGTGAAAGGTATTCTTGCGTTAACATTGATTCTACGTGTGTCACCACGTTTAACCTTTTCTTTCATCTTAACACCCTCTATTGAGAATTCGTAATCGTATATAGATAGATTACCCGCGTCACCAACACCTAATCCACTAGCTCCAGCACTATTCACTGAACCAATGTTATAATACGCACTCTCTTCTAATATGATAAAATCTAATTCAATATCACCTAAGTTATTACCATTAATTGTAACGTCCTTCCAAACGTCTCTAAATTGAATATTACCACAGTAACCACTTACAGGGTCACTAGACACATTTACGTTAACACAGTAAACACCTGTAGTAACTTGTGTAATACCTGAAGAAGGTATTGTTTGGTATAGATTATCGTTTTGGTCAAAAATACACACTTCAGAGAAACTTGCATTAACACGTTCTCCTCCCGCGTTTACGTATAGACATAGTTGGTTGTCCTTATCTAGATAGAAGTTGTCTCTATCGTCCTTAATTAGGTCGTCAAAGACGGTCTCCATATAAGGTTCGTACACTGTTTGTGTTTCTCTACTGAAAAACCCTACATAACATATGTCATCTAGTGGGGCCTGTTCTTCTGCGTAATCAAAAGCGATACCTAAATTAGTGGAAGTTATACCACTAGAAATCAGACCGTTAATATAATCAGTAATGTCTACACAGAAGTTTTCATCACCATGGTCAAAGTGTTGTGTGCCAATAACTAAATCTATTGTACCACCTGTGTAACCTGATGTTGCACCACTTGTGTACATTGTTGGGTCACCGTTATAAACACCTCTTTCTACCCATGGAGTAGCAAAAGTTCTATCATCCCAATTGGCGGCACCTTCACAATACACTTTATCATATAAATCACAACCAACACTTATAGCCTCAACATAGTCATAACCGTTACCCTCGTCAAATTCTTGGGGTACTTCAAAAAGTATTAAATCGAATGCTGTAGCTCTCTTAACATCACCACAAGAAGCAGCAAATGTTTTACAGAAAGTCTCTTGGTCGAAACATGATGTGTTTGTGATGTTTAACTTATGGGTCATCCTATCTAAGAACATCTGATTACTATTAACTTTATCAATAATATCAGTTAAATCAATACCCAATAGATATCTACTATATTTTAAATCATTCACATTAGTGGAACCACCGTGATACAATTCTGTAATAGGGTTCCTACCCGTGTTAGCACAGGAGTTTCTGATAATTACAGTATCTTTTGTGAAATATGTTCTAAGATTTCCCATTTATAAGTTTTCTTTCTTATAAATATCAAGAAAGATTAATTAGTTTTAACACCTTTAGAAAGAAGTGGACTATCATATTCAGTATACTCACTACCATCAGGGTTACTAGCGTTTGGTTTGAATTGTGCACCATCAGCAATACCACCCCTACCTTTGTTAACACTCAACCAATCCAATAAGTCTTTAGTTGGTCCTGATAAATCAGGTGGGGTTGCCGCAACACCACCACCATCGTGTATGTGACCTCTAACAAATTTCTCCATCAAATCTACAAACTCCCAAAATTTATCACCATAAACTAATGGGCTAAGTTTGTTTCTCTCTGTTAGTATTTGTTTTTGTGGGTCATCACTGTTTAGAATAGGTTCAGGCTTACCTTTATGTGAACCTTGGTGTGATATTAGGTTGATACTATCACTTACAATATTAACGTGACTCCTGTTTTCAGGAACGTATTCACCATTCTTTTGTTGGAACACCAAAGATATGTATCCTGGGTTCTTCTTATTTAATTTAGTAAATCTATTAGGGTCAGACTTACCAACTCTCATTATAACCTCATCATATTTATCACCATTTCGTAATATGAGGTCTTGGTTACGTCTACCATTTAAAGCGATATCTCTTGACTCACAAAGGATAGTCCAATTAGTATCCTCTATTTTAGACTCAGGGTCCTTAAACCAAGGTTTACCATATTCTAACAACCCTTGGTCCATACCAGCTCTAGAAGAGAAGAAATGTGGGTCAAATTCAAACTTGTTAGGTTGTGAGATTACAGGGCCAATGAAAAACCTATTTATCCTAGTATTTTTCCTATCTAATGTAATAACTTTAACTGTCTCACCAATCTTAGGTGAAACATTAAAGAATTTAGGCAATAATGGGTTCACCCATGGTAAATCATCGTTACGTCTAATATCTCTATCTAGACCTCTAATTCTAACACGAACTCTACCAGCACCACTAGGGTCTTGTGAGGCATCAGTCACTACAACACCCCAATAGATATTGGAATCCCCTCTATCCTTACCGTTTATATTACCTTCACCGTAATCGTGTAATCTACCACTTAAAGACATCTCTTATTTTTTAATACCGTATCTAACATTTAACTCATTAGACACCCTGTTATATTCTTTTTCAATATTACCCCAATGGTCATATAGGGTGATTAATTGTTTTCTAACCAACTCATAGTCCTCTTTTAACTTTTGTTGGTATTCCATCAATTCTTTATTACTCTTACTATTTAAATCACTCATAATTAAGTTGCTATAGCTGAACCACCATCTATGGAGGTTTTAATTGCCGTACCTGCCACAGGTATTGGTCCTGCCGTACCTGTTACAATAGATTGACCACCTGGCTGTACCGCTATATCTATTCTCATTTCAGTTGTTATAGCGTTAACCACTTCCTCAACCCTAATCCTTTCCATCATCTCAGCGGCAGATTCTTTACCACTAGGTAATGGACCAACGTTTAACCCAGCATCAGCTTGTCTTTGTATGATTCTAGATGCTATTAAAGTAGAACTTAAACCTGGTCTAGATTTAGAAGCTAAAATCAATTGTGTTGGTAATGATTGTGGGATTGATGGTGGAACTTTAAATAAATTCAGTAAACCGTTTAATATCGATTTAGGGTTTTTAAAGTCTATGTTATTTGGGTTGGTGTCTCTACACCCTAATTTATTAGTAGCCATTTTACGTTTTTTTATACAAAATCTGATACGTCTGGTGTTGGGATTAATCCAATACCTGCCGTTATTGATGTACCACCCACTAAACTTAATAATTGTTTAATTCTCTTATCAGCCGCTTCTTTAACTAATTTAATTGTTAATTCAGCAACTAATTTCATAATCTCTTCCTTTATTTGGTTAAATATAATTTCTAGTAAAGCCGCCATAGATTCTCTAACTACAAATTCAAAGAACACTTTATTCGCTACAGCGAAATCTAATTTACCACCTGACGGCGTGATTGTGTTAGTAATCATTTTTTGTGCCACTTGATATAGTATCACTATTTTTGGTGTGAATACGACATCCGTAAACATCTTAGGTAGTGATGATGTCATTTTAACACTAAAGGATTTCTTTTGGGCCTCGATATCTGAAGGTGCTGCAGGTTCCCCAATAGCGGATAAACTAATTAAATCTATGTATTGTTCAGTTATTTGTTTAACCTGTGTATTAGGTAATACTTCTAAATCTTTAGATAATTGGACTAGTATATTGGTGTCTACCGAACTAATAAAAGGTGTACAAGAATAGTCCACCAAAACTGAACCCATTTTTCTATTATTAGCATTACTTTCTATAGTTAATAATTCATCACTAGAGAATTCAAAAAAACTATTATCAAAAATAAAACTTTCCTCACAAGGGTCCGTCTCTAAAATCTTATCAATAATAGCATCAGACTTTTCCTTATCAATACTAGTCTCAATATCGAAATTAGGTAAACTAGCATCAATAGAACCATATAGTTGATTCATTAAATTCGGTAATAAATTATCGAAGTTTAACAACTCAATACTGTTAATATAGTCAAATAGGAAAGTGTCAAAAGAACTACCAACGTAGGAACTATTTATCGACACATCTAAAACTTCAGTGTTTTGATTATAAGAAAAGTCTAGTAAGTTTTTCCATGTATCAGTACCACCTGCCTGAATTAGGTTTGATAAGAAAACATTTAAATCATTTTCAGGGTCACCAAATAATAAACTACCTGGTAATGATGTAGAGTCGACTTTCATTAACTTAGAAAAATCAGCCTCATCCATAGTTAAACTAACTGTAGGTGGTGGACTAGGTATCGTGAAATCGGCCGGACACACCAAACTCGATTTTAACGCTTTAATTATACCCTCTTTTATTATTCTAATTAATGCTGGAAAAAATTCTACTAGTATCTCTAGAACTATTCTAATTAAGTCACACTTATTTACTAATCTAGGACTTGGTTCGGGTGGGGTCGATGGTAGGAATGCTGGTGTACCAGCAAATGATGGGACAGATGTTCTTCTAGGTTTGGTATCATCTTTACAAGCAACAGTCAAAAGGTCCAACATAAAAGGTAAGAGATTCTTACTTTTGGACGTAACTGAATCAAAAGATGATGTTACCCGATTGTTAGGTAAATTACCCAGTGTTTCGAATAAAGCTATTTGTTGAAACGCACTATTTTTATCATCTATAAAACCCATTAATCTTTGATTTCGTAGTTTTGGTCATCGTTATCATCACCCTCTTTTTTCTCAAAGATGTCTCTAAGTAATTCTATATCTTCAGGTGATAAACCTTCTTCACTAACAGTTCCCTCTTGGTTATCACCTTTAAAAATTAAAGTACTCATTAACTTAATAAGTGATAACTTTTTATCTATAGTACTATCCACCAACTTTAAAAGGTCAGTGTTAGCTTTATTGAGGTTCACTAAATCGTGCATATCATCCACGTCAACTTTCTTTTTATTTTCATTGACTTGTCTGATAGCCGTACTCCTCTGTTCAACCAATTCGTTGTAAGCCTCTTGTGCCATAGATAGGAAACTATCATTGGTTAGTTTCACTTCTTTTTTCTTTGGTCTTGCCATAGTTCTTTTTATTATAAATATTTACTATGGGGAAAATTTAGAGTTCGTCCTCTTTTAAGAATTTATAAATGATTTTGTACCTTTTCATGGCATTCCTAATATCCTTAGTTGTGAGAGTTGTCATTTCTCTCATATAATACAGGATTAGATTTTTATTAAATTTGTTTTTACCAGGGACGGTATCAAATAAACTCTCCCAATCGTCTAGAATCTTAACTAAAGCGTTACCCACTTTAAGTTCATTCTCAGTAAGTACTTTTTCACCCATCTCTTCTTTGATAGCTTCAGATACTTTAGCGATAAACCTAGTTAACTCTAAAGAATCATCATCTACGTTATTATATGAATGTCTTACATCCGATTCTATTGATGAAGATATATCCTCATATTGTGTTTGAATCTTCATTGTCTTATCTTCCTTGATTAGTTTACCAAGTAGATAATGTTTACAAATAGTCCCGAAATAAGAATATGATTTCTTATTTTTATCGGGTTGGAATTTATGGAATTTGACATGTAAGAAACTTAGTGTGTCTGCATGTAAATCCTCATACTCCATTTTCTTTGAATAAAGTCTATACCTTCTGATGATACTTTCTACCATCTTATTTAGTGGGGCTCTTAGAGTGTCTCGGTAAATCTTGTTACGTAACCTCTCATCTTCTGTACTACCCGTCCATCTAAAACCATACGTTGCCGTTTCGTCTTCTACTATACCGCCAAGCGTTAGATATTCTCTTACTGCTTCTTCCTCGGCTGGACCAAAGTAGGGCTTCTTTTTAGGTTTTCTGCCCCTTTTCTTTGGTTCTTGTTGCTCCATTAAACTGTTTCTTCGTTAACCTCGTATTTTATATCCCTGTCATTTTTAAAGTAACATTCTTTTCTAGCGGTGTTAAACCACCATCTAGCTTCAACAGGGTCAATTTTATGTTCTTCGGAATTCTGATAGTTGAAGAATAGTGAGTCGTTTCTCATATTGATTTTCTTATACCCTAATTTAGGGATAGTCATAACTGACTTGTCGTAGTATGTCATTCTAAGGAAGAATTCGTAACCAAACTGTAACTTAATACTTGGTTTAAGTCCCCCTACTGATTTAAATGACTCTTTCTTATAAACCCCACCACTAATTTGGAAATTAGGGAAATTTAGAAGTGCGTCATTATCCATGTAACCTAGTTTATCACTAAATTCAGGTGCCCAAACAGGTTCGTTAGTAAAGTGTAAGAAATTACCTGTCGGTGTTACATCCAATACAATCGGTAGGAAAGCGTCAACATCATCGTACGCTTCCGAATATTTCTTAACATTATCGAACCAAATTGTTGAATATTCGTCATCTAATTCTAGAATCGAGAACCATTCAGTGTCAGATTGTTCAACACCGTAATTAATTTGTGAACAGAAATCCGTTTCACCATCATTTTCAACAATAGTTAGAATATCTTTAATCTTATCTCCATAGTTGTATTCCTCAACTAGTTTTTTAAGTTCCGTATCTCCCTTAGGGATTACAATCATTAATTTAGCTGGCATGGTCTTCTGTTCTCTAACACCCGCAATTGCTGAAGCGAAATAATCTCTCTCCGATTGTAGGTTATGTTCAACGTCATTACCCTCAGCGTCTTTGACTATGATAGTTTCTACTTTATCACTTAGTCTATGTACTGGTAAAATTACTGTAACATCCATCCTTATTTAGTATTTTCTTGAGTATTATCTTCAACCACCTCTTCTGTCGGAAGGTGTGATTCAAATTCTTTTATTCTATCATTAACAATTCCTGTGTATAGTTCTGTAAGCTTCTCTACTTGTTCTTCTTCAGTATATTTTTCTGAAACTTCAGACATCTTCTCATACAAATCCTCAGGAGCCATATCCTCCAACCAAGCTTGTACAAAATTAGATGTTAAATCAGGGATAGCTAAAATATCATGTGTCCAAAGACCATTTTTATCTTCCATCCATTCAGGTACAATAGAAGGTACCTTACCTAGTACAGGTACACCACACTTCATAGCCTCTAACGGGAATGTTCCGAACCCTGAGATATCATCAACCCAAACAGCTAAACAACATTCAGCTAAAGATTCGGCAAATCTTTCTCTAGGCATACTTCTCATATCTCTAAATGAAACCCACTTTAAGTGAGGGTGTTTCAGATAAAATGACTTAAAGATTTTTACAGTATCTCTTTGGTCCCTAGTGTAAATCGCGATGATTGGTTTCTTAGGTTTAGATGATGGTTTAAAGTAACTTGGGATAGATAGTGGGGCTATCTTAGTCTCAATGGTGTTACTAAACAACTGCTTAATATACTCAGCCTGTTTTTCACTAGTAGTGATACACGTATCAATACCGAAATCCTGCCATTTCTTACCTGGCATCATCATCTCAAGAATATAATCGTAAGACTGACAAAGAACAATTCTTTTACAAGGTAGTCCAGCAGTCTGTTCCATAACGTTAGCAAAAATCTCAGGGATGATTACGAAATCATACCCATTAACTTTTAATTGTTGACTCTCAATAGAAAGATGGGGTAGTTCTGTATACTCCTCACCTAACCATGTACCAACACCCGAATAATCATTCTTTTCATGTAGAATGTAAGCATCGTAACCCATGTTTCTCATTATCTTTACGTGTTCGTAGATATTGGCTACTGCAGCCGTTGGGTTACCTTTGGTATCCATCGTGAAGAAATAAAACTTAGAATCTTTGTTTTTAAGTTTCTCAATATTATCTAAAAGCTTTTCTTCAACTGTAGGCTCTTTTACTTCTCCTTGTTCACTCATTTTCTTTTATTAGTTTGTTCATTATTAGTGTGTTAAAAGATATTCTAAATGGTATGGATAGTTGTTCTCCTAGTTTTGTAACACCCATCGCCTCATCAACAATACCGTTCTCATTTAACACCGTTTCTATCATAGCTTTAGTCATTTCCCATTTAGTAATATCTACCATTTGTCCTTGTGGTATATCATATTGGGATGCCACTGGAATCTCTTCTTTAACATCATCTGTTTCAGGGACCGACATTCCTTGTAAGATGTCGTCCAAAGTATCTTGTTCATCCATTCTGATAAACTCGGATATGTTATCCAAATCAAAATAGAATTCTCTTCCTGCTATTGTGAATAATTCCATATTTTAATTAATAATTTAGGTTCTATTATATGTAAACATTAAGACATCAACTCATTTAATTTCTCTGGCAACTCATGAATTGTGTTGATAGACCAATCGGCGTTATTATTTTCATTATGTGGCCAATTAACTTTGATGGATGCTTTACCTTCAGGTTTAGAAGATAAAATATCAGGGTGGTCTGTGACCATAATGTCTACATGGTTCCAATGTTCCTTATTGTCTGTAACAAATTTGATGTTCTGACACATACATGAAGTCTTACTTAAAAAGAAATATGTAGATGGTACACTTAAACCTAATTCCCTACTCATAATGACAAATTCAACATCAGGGTAATCTAGAATGAGATTATTAATCACCTCCATTGAGTTACCAATTTCGTCAGCGTAACCAAAAATCTCTAATGTACACCTCTCATATAAAAACTCTTCTAGAGTTACTTGTTCAGTCTTTTTAACAACTTCTGTGGTCTCATCACTCTTCATGAAACTATCCTCATTAAAATCTGGATTAAACTCCATCTCACCCTGTGAAACTTCTTCCTCAGGGAACTCAATCCACTTCTCTAAGTCGTAGTCTTTAATGTGTAAACCATCGTATTCTTCATCTTCCTCTTCTTTAGGGAAGTATTTGTCATACACGTCTTCAATTTGGTGGAAATAGTCTCTTAATACGTTATTTAATGAAATACCTATTTTCATGATTATTTGTTTTCTTCAATCTCATCGAAAGTATCTTCAATGATTTTTATTATCGGGTTTCTCACAACATCACCCTCATCTCTTAATGTTACGGTACCGAAACCTTCGACACCATCAAATTTTTCAATAACAAACTCCAAAGAACTATCTTTTTTGTTTCTAATATCTTTTTGTTTAACATCACCAATAATAACCATCTTAGAGTCGTTACCGATTCTAGTCATAAGAGTTCTAATGTTATCCATTGAGATGTTTTGTGCCTCATCAATGATAATGATTGAGTTATCAATACTACGTCCTCTAGCGAAAGCTATAGGTAGAACCTCAATTAAACCTAATTGTTTAAGTCTTTCAGTCCTCATACTACCAATTAATTTTCTAAAGTTATCCATGAAAGAATCGACAAATGGTGCCATTTTCTCTTCCATACTACCTTTAAGGAATCCAATCTCCTCATTCTTTAATGTAGTTACCGATTTAATCAAGACAATTCTTTTATACTTGCCAGGGTTTTTACTTTTGATGAGTTTTAACCCCTCAGCACAAGCCAAGAATGTTTTACCTGTACCAGGTAGTCCTGACGCTATGGTAATCATGTTATCCCTAATAGACTTCATCAGTTTTTTCTGATTCTCAGTCTTAGCTTTAACATTAATTTTCATTAATTGGAATAACTTTTCTTCCTCTAGATTTCTACTATTAAGAAAGTCATCCAATTCTTCCAAATCCTCCTGTGGGATTTGTTTATTCCTTCTTTTATTCCTACTCATTTATATTTTTGGTTTATCTGTGTGATTCCTTACCTTGTAATACATCCATCCAATGGTCACACATTTCATGCATCATTGATTCGAAAGTGTATTCAGGTTTCCACCCAAGAGTTTCTCTAATCTTAGTGGAATCACCTTTTAGATAAGGTAGTTCTTCAGGTCTCAAGTATTTTGGGTTCTGTACCACGTAATCTTTGTAATCCATTCCTAGGTATGAGAATACCACGTCACACATCTCCCTAACTGAATGTGTTTCCATTGTTGACACAACAAAATCGTCAGGAGTGTCGTGATTCATAATCATGTGCATCGCTTTCACATAGTCTTTAGAATGCCCCCAATCACGATAAGAATCCATATTCCCCAATTCTAGTTTGTCTTGTAAACCTAGTTTAATACTACATGCCGCTTTTACAACTTTATTTGTTACGAAGTTTGACCCCCTTCTAGGAGATTCGTGATTGAACAAAATACCGTTAACTGCGTGTAGACCATAAGCTCTTCTATAATGTCTCACCATATTATATGAGAACACCTTAGAACACCCATAAGGTGATACTGGATTCATGACAGTAGTCTCTCTTTGGAATTTGTCGTCCTCTACTGTTAAACCAAACATTTCAGATGAACTCGCTTGATAAAACTTCGCGTTTGGACAAATCCTCTTGTAAGCTTCTAGGATATTAACCACACCTACTGAGTTAGTTTGTACAGTAAATTGAGGAATATCAAAACTCACCCTTACGTGACTTTGAGCCGCAATATTATAAATTTCATCAGGTTGAATTTCTGTCAATAATCTCTCAATCGACGTTTGGTCTAGTAAGTCACCATAATAAGTTGTAACTTGTGATAAAATAGGTTTTAATCTACTAGATTGATTTTCTGATGTTGATTGTCTTCTAACCATCCCATGGACCTCATACCCTAAAGAAAGTAGGTACTCAGCCAAATAACTTCCATCTTGTCCGGCTATACCAGTGATGAACGCTTTTTTCTTTTTACTCATATTAAATTTTAAAATGTGATTCTTTTATGTTACCTTTGGTATCGGTAATAATAGTGTTATCATTTTCTTTGAATTTAACGTATAATTCATCAAAGTCACCCCTATCTTCTAAAAAAAGAGGATAAACTCCTGTATCATCCGTAACTACTGACCACAATTCGAAATTCTCCTTAAAAACACTCATCTCAGTCAAATCAGGCCAATCAGTCACCACCCATTGATGTGGTTTTGTGTTGATAGCGTCCTCTAATTTATCTAACCCTAATTGAGCTGTCTCAGGTGTCATGTAATAGTGGTACCCCATCCTAGAAATATCTTGGTCCCTCCAAGGGATATCAGGTAGTCTACCATCGTAAGACATTTTCTTAAGTTCTTCTGCAGCCTCTTTATTATCGGTTAATATAATACCACCACGACCTAAACTGAGGTGTTTCCTAAATTGAAAACTAACACTCATAAAGGTATTAGGTATGTAACTATCTTTTTTCCATAGAACGGCTGCATCAATAACATCATCTGTTAGATAGTAATAGTCGACCCACTCTTCATCTCGCCACTTCAAATCAATGTTCAATTTGTCGGCTAAGAATGGTACTGATATATATGTTCTTTTTGGGACACTAATTTCTGTGGCCTCTAAGTAACGTAAACATATTTCAATACCATGTGTACAACTATCAATAGCGATAGCGTAAGGTGCTCCAAAAAATTCGGCTACCTTTTCCTCGAATTCTTTTATTACGTTAAAACTCATTTTATAAAATTTTCATAAATATAATCTTCAGCTATTGGCATATCTCTAACGATTTCGAAATTCTCTTTAACTGCGTCCATTTTACTGTGATACAATTCGGGAGATAAATCACTAACTTTAAAATCATTATCTAAAGTAATGATGCCATCTGAATTAAAAATTTCACCTATTCCAGGTGTCCCATAATATATTGGTATTGTTCCTGTGGCGAAACAATCTGTAATCTTTTCACTGTATGAATTTAGGTATGTATGGTTCTCCATAGCAATAGAGAAATAGTAAGGGTTTAGTCCCTCTTCTTTTCTATTGATGAATCTGTAACCCCTACCAAAATGGTCCACTTGACTACTAAACTTCTTAATCATTTGTTGTCTGAACATATGTTGTTCACACATTACTTTAGAAGAGGCAATCATAGATATTAGTTTACTCTTTGGGTGTATCCCGTAATCCTGAATCCATGGTTTTGCCTTCCACTTTAAGAAGACTATTTTGTCTGACAACGCTACTAAACTCATATCATGAGTGAAAACTAATTCATAATTTTCCTCCAAGAATGGCACGTTCTCAGCACACCATTTATATACCCCTGGTTCAATAGATTTAGACTCTTGTAACCACGCGAAATTTCTTTTAGATTTATCTGTTGGTTTATTGTAGATAGCTGGTCCGATATGGATAGATATTGGGGCTGTATGATTCCCTTTCACCCATTCAACCAACTTAGGTACGTTTCCTGCTGATGAACAAACATCGTGTTGGAAACCGCCTCCAACCATATTTATTTTTTGTTTCATACAAATTTAGAATACATATCAAAATCTTCTTTGTAAAGATTTCTTATAGCAAACTCAAGTTGTGGGTCTGTAGGTATATACTCATTCAAAATTTGACTAACCTTACTATCACTAATATTGTCTGTCGGTATATCTTTTTCAATACCGTATTTCTCTTTAAACTTACCGAAATCTTCGTCCATTCTTTCTTGGACAAATACCTCGTCAATATCATCTATCGTAATACCTCTATCTGATAAGAATTGTGTTTGTGGTAACGTTACTGCATCATAAAATCCATTCTCCTCAATGAAACTAATAAACTGATTAAAACTCTTTATTGGGTCATTTTGATTTCTAAAAAAATCTGTCTCTATAGTCACATGGATTGGGTGTTTATTAATAAACCCGTTATCCTCCAACCTAAGTAAGTACTGATAACTAGACACCACCCTCTTCATTGGGTCTCTAATGACACATAGTGTTGTAATGTCTTCATTTTTACTATCGTCCCACTCATTGTACTTACCTCTCATGTCTAAAACGTTTCTCATTGAAATAGAAGCGTTTTTATAGATATGGATTAAAGCGAATTTTTTATCATCATCAACAAAACATCCTGTTAATTTATAATTCCTCATAACCTAATTTTTTTGCGTTCTCAATTATTTTTGACCCGTCAATCTTTTTTATTAAGACTGCCGGATTACCTTTATATATCCCCCATTCTTCAGTATCACCCATCAATAAACTACCAGCTGTGAGTAAAACACCTTTTCTCAATCGAGAACCTGGCATTACAATCGCGTTAGTACCGACATTGGAAAACTCCTCCATTATTATGGGTTTAATTATTTGTCTGCCTTGTAGTTCCTTTGGGATTAAAGCTCCGAATAAACCACTATCGTCGAAACGGTCAGAACCACATACAATCCTAGCTCCGGCCATTATGTTATTAAAACCTTTAGTGATTAACATACCATCCTTACCACCTATACATGAAACATGTGGGCCAATGTGTAAATAATCACCCAACTCCATACCTGTTGTACAATGAAAACCATAGTCTATAGCGATATGGTCACCCATGGTAACTAAGTGTGGTCTAGTCACGTTAGTGTTGTTGTCTATGAAAACATCCTTACCATATGACTTTAAGTCTTTCTTTAATTTCAAATTCATATCCTATGTTTAGTTTTAATTGTGTTAGAGTAAAGTACGGACGCTATAGCCATGTTACTAGGTGTGTATATTAGTTCACCACATTTAGATAATGAGATAGCATCCAAAAATGTGTCCTCCCATAGTGATTTTTCACCTGAGTTTTCTCTAAGATATTTGTTATAACCCCTACCCTCTTCGTCATTACTTCTATTACTAACATCATTATAGATTATGTCAAAGTGTTTGGATAGTTTTTCTATACTAGCTGAGTTGTCACTTGCTACGAATATTTTTTCTTTACCCGAAGTTTTAATAACCTCCTCAATCTTTCTCTTAAAAGAATCTGTCGTTAACACACCATAGTTAGAGTGTAATTTATTCATATCGGTTAACCTAACATGAACACCTATGGTATCAGAATCCACTAATGGGTTAACATTATTTAGAATGTCTTCTTTGATTTTTAATTTTTGCACTAACGTCTTGAAGTTTTTAAACTTAGTGTCAAAATCTGGTATTTGTAAGAACTGTGAATGTAAGGGTGTTACTCTACCTATGAGGGTTTTATGTATATTCATGTTTGGGTCTTGTTCTAATACCCAATCGAATGGATTAA